GTAAAGGTAGAAGTCATCAATCTTCTTGACCATTTCCATGCCAGTAGATGCATTAACTTCTTTTTGTGTTTCTCTCGCCTTTTTGATTTTGCGAGGGTCAATATATCGAACCTCTTTAATCCCCTTGCGAGGATTTTTTGGGTCAATAATTTTGTGGTAATAAAGTCTGCCATCAACATACCAACGTCTAAAGATGTCGTGTCCTTTTAAATTAAAGTCCAATAAGTGAAGTATCTCATGGAACTCTTCACGAATTTTTGTTTTAATTTTAGGGGATACATCTAGTCTGTCTAGTAAAATTGATACAGATTGGTCACGTTCATCACTTACAATCGCCTCATTCGTAATATCTTCAATTGCACTATCACACTCTGGTTGTTGTGCAATGTCACGATACCTACGAATTAAGTCTACTTCATTACGGTCTCTTCCATCCATATCAAGGACAGATGCGTAATGACCACCGCCTGATACAATATCAAGGGTGCCGTCATCAGAGACAGGAGAAGTGAAACTATCACTCCCCCCATCTTGATTCGCTCTTGTAATTCTGAAACCGAAAAGTTCCGCCATACTATAATTCTCCTAAGTTTTACCCAACTATTTAGTCAGATAAAAAAGAGGATTTATACTGCGCTAGCGGAGAAACTTGTGTATCTCCATGTAACATCGAATGTTTCGATATCACTCACAGTGTCGTATGACAATTCAATCGGTGTCACTGCTGTAGGCCAACAGTTTTTAAGAACATAAGACTTTAGAATGTTATCATCTCTATCTAACTGTTCTACTCTCACCTGTGCAGTATAATCTGACACATTGTTGAGTCCTAAACCAGTTTCTAGATCATTGATTCCACTCATCCAACGCTCCATTGCGTTACGAACCATAAAGTCCGTATCGTTAATGAAAGTTGTAGTCCATGTTTCAACTGTTCTGTCGCCTGCAACATAAAGTTGTCTACCTCTGAATTGAACTTCAATTTCAGAAATAGTTTGCCCTGGCAATGACGTTGCTTTCACGAGAAAAGATGTGCGATTGATGTCTAACCCAGTAGTAATTGCTGGGGGAGTAGTCAAAATAACACGGTATTGATTCGCTCTTGCGCCACCACCGATAAGGTTTGATTTAAAGTCGTCTATGCTAGCCATGATTAACCTCCTACCTCACTAAATGCAACGCCAGTTCTTACGGCGATGAAACTTAGTGTAATAAAGTTGATAGAACGAGCAGGTTTGATGTAGATGTCAGCGACAAATTCATTCCTGTCGATTACCTCACCTGTGTTGTTAGTGTCATCGGCAACTACTGAGAAATCAGTAATACCTCTTCTACCTTGAACATCACGAAGGAAAGGTTCAACCAAGTTCTTAAACTGTGCTTGAGTAAACGCATCGTTAAACTCAAATAGTTGGAACTTAGCAGCAGTTGAGATTGCTTTTTCAAGAACAATGAACAATCTACGGACGTTAATCCTATCGAATGCACTTGGTCTAGACAATGCAGTTTTATCTCCAAAGAGAACAGTACCTTGGCCTGGGAACGTACAAACAGGGTTAATACGAGCAGGATAAAGAATATCTCTTTGTGCTTTGGTTGGGTTAAATGCAAGTTTAACTGCACCACGAATCTGTCCTCTGTTGTAACCCGCTGGTGAGAACCAAGGGTCAGCAACACTATCTGTATTCGCAGAAAGTCCAGCGATATCACCGTTCAAAGGAACGTAACGATATACGTCTGCATACTTGTCGTACATATACTTGTATCCAGAATCGAATACTGCATATGATGAACTTGCAAGGTTATCAAAGAAACCTTTTACGTTAGTTGCTTGTGCAGCACCAGTAGTCACTCCAACAACATCTGCTCTACGAGGAGAGATGAAACCAACACAATCTTTACGAGTTTCGCACAAGTCCATAATCATGGTTGCGTGTGCTACTCCGTCTGTAGCAGCAGGACAAGAACCTGCCATTACTAAGTTAATGTCTACAGTTTCAACATCACTGAATAAACCATATGCAAGGTCTAATTCACCAATTGTTGGGTTATCATCTGTACCACCTGTTAAAAGTGTATTTAAGACACCAGCATGTGTTTGTGTTGATGCGTATGAAGCACCACTTGCAACATCAGTTCCAGCTTGAGTCAATGAACCGTTGTGATCCATCCACCAAACATACTGTGAACCTACGTTGATTTTGTTTGCGTAGAAGTTAGTTCCACCTTGTGCTGTTTTAGCACCAGATGCTTGTGATACAAATGCGTATGTTTCCAGAACTGCAAGAGTTCTTTGTCCAGCAACATCTGAATCATAACCACTTAACGCACCAGTTACGTCATGCACAACAACGTGCATTTCGTCAGCAGATGCACCTTTAGAAGTTGCCCATGTTGATGTGCCTGGAGCAGCATCGAATAGGTCATAAAACTTCCAACGTCTACGAACATTAGTCGCAGCAACGAGTGCAGATTTTAGTCCACCACCGTTTGGATTATCTAGTTGTCTGATAGTTAGGTTGTCAGTTGCGATTGCAGTAACTTCGTACTGTGAACCGTCTGCTTCTCCGAAGTGAACGATATCGCCTACGTTATAAGCGCCACCACCGTCACCAGCAGAACCACCACCGTTGTCAACTCCGACAACTGTTGCTCCAGCAGCAGGTGTTCCAGTTGTTACACCTAATACTCCAGCGTTACCACTGAATGTTTGTTCGTATGCGATTGCGTTAGAACATACAGATACACCAAGAGCGTTGCCCCAAGTGCCTGGATATTTTGCAGCGAAATCTCCTACTGAACCAGAACCGTCAGCGTAGTTACTATCGTAATCATTATCATTTTTAATCTTCAGTCCAGAACCGTTACCTGTTGCATTGACAGCAGCAGTATCTGCTCTGACAACACGAAGTCCGTTTGTGTACTGAAGAAAGTTTGCGGCAGTAAACCAGTTCTCAAAGTTATTTGAGTCGGGTTTACCAAAAGTCTCGACAAGTTCTTGCTCTGAACCGATTGGTATGATTTGATCTACAGGGCCTTTTGAAAAGCCTGAAGCAATCGCACCAATTGAAGTCGCAACAGCAGGAACAACATTAGTCAAGTCTATCTCTTTGACGAGAACGCCTGGGGATACTTGAAATGCCATTAGTTTTTTCTCCTTTTTGGATTCAATAATTTAGTTTATCTCAATCTTACGAATATATTTATAAAAACCCATCTCTACACTTTGTATTTTTATAGGTTCTCTAGCACATAAATAAATGTATGTCAGAGTTCTATCAAAAGTATAAAGACACCATTAAACGTGTATCTCAACGTAATTATAGGCAACGTATCATATGGGTGAACGAACACCTACAGGATAAGTACTGTCATTACTGTGGAGAATCCGAAAATGCATGTCTCCAATTCCATCCTTATGAGACAGAAATTCGTAAACGCACAAAACGTAAAGGGCTTAATGAAGAATCCAGACAAGAAATCATGGATTTAATCAATCAGTCAAAAGTCGTTTGTGCTAATTGTTACTTAAAATTAGAAAATGATCTAATTGATATTATGTAGTATTTTAATGTTTTCTACCAATCAGAATCATGTGTTCTAACTACAGGACTCCACCTAGTACCGTATTCATCGATAACAGTTTCACCATATGGTTCTTGAATACCATCATCCATAAATCCAAATGGTGCCATGTCCTGTTCTAACTGATTCTGTTGTTCTGCAAACATCCTTGCACGAATATCATCATCAGTTAATTCTTTAAAATAAGTTTGTTCTACCAACCACCCAAACAATACACAACACATTGCAAGGTCATCTGTATGTCCTTCCTCTGCTTCATATGATTGTCCTTTAAGAATAAAGGTGGAGAATTCTGTAATCAAGTCATAATCATTGATAATCATCTTATCTGTTTCAATAACTTGTTTAATATTTGAACATCCTAGTCTTTTAACAGCCTTAGTTGTTCGTACCCCAAGTTGTGCTTTTCCACCGCTAAAACCACCTCCAACGACTTGACCCGCACGACCACGCATGCTTGCCATTATTAGGTTCTCATACTCTAAGTCAAATTGTAGTGCAGTGGCAACTTGTTCACCAATATCATTTACTTCTACCATAACGTATGCCATGTTATATGCCTTGGCGACATCATGGATAATGTTAGGGAATAGCATTGGTTTAATCTGATTATCACGATATTTTGCAACAATATTATACGGTACTGTAGATACATCAAATACAATGAATGCAGAGTAATCGTTATTCGTACCCCTTGATACGTCTGCGACAATAACATAGGTTGAACCATGTTGAGGTTTCTCGTACATATCCAAACCAGCATTAGATGTGATTGGATTCTTAAATGCCATAGATTTAATTTTAGTAGGATGTATAAGGGTGTTTGCACTACCTAAGAACTCACACTCAAACTCTCGTTTGAACTGTTCCTCAGATGTGTTTGCAATAGTTTCGTTCTTCCACTTCTCATCTCTGCCTGGCACTTGACTCCAGTGTACATCTACAATGTTATATGAGTTACGTTTATTCTCTGCATCCACCCACAACTTGTAGAATAGATTCATACCGTTAGGTGTAGAAACAATAATAACTTTAGTAGATTTACCAGATGAGATTGTAGGATACACAGAACTGAAAAAGTCCTCTGCTACGTTAGTTGGAACGAATGCAAATTCGTCCAAGAAAATCATGTTGAATGAACCACCACGAACTGCACTTGAAGATGTAGAAGATGCAACTACTCGACTACCATTCTCTAAGTCTACAGAACCTTTGTTCCAAGATACCACACCCTGTTGTAACCACTTAGGAAGATTCTCATATGCAAGTTGCAGTCTGCCAAGAATATCTCTTGCAGTCGCAGCTTTGTTCGCTAGAATGGCAACATTCATGTTAGGATTGAATAGAACGTAGTGTAGAATATAAGATACCATAGTCGTGGATTTACCAGACTGTCGAGGCATCTTACATATTGTAAATCTGTCGTTGTGGATTGTCTCTACGATATTCTCTTGGAAATCATAGAGTCTAAAAGGTACTAAACCCTCATCTAAAGATACAATCTTGATATAGTTTTTAATGAAGTATATGGGGTCTTCCATACACTTCTGATATTCAAGTATGTTTTCTTTCGTCCAATTTACAGGGACGTTAGATTTCTTTAGAAGGGGGTTGCCCAGATAATGATTTTCAGACATAATATAACCTTAACTCAAATCCCCATATGGGGATTATAACTTAACCTGTGCCTCGTGCAAACTCAGCGGGCAATTCAGCAAATGCCATATAGAAATATGCAGTACCAGCTGCGTTCAAGTTTACATCACCTTCACCATATACAGAGAAACCATTAGAGTGTAAATCAATACCATTTTGTCCAACCTGAGCTGTATTTGTATTCCAATACAATGCATTATCAGTGCCTTGATTGTTATTTGGATTTCTTACTTTATCAAATACTCTCCAACCAGTATTTGCCGCATTACCAGTAATTGGTTTACACACAACAAATTTTGGTTGAAATCCTGTAAGTATCATTACATGCGAATTATTAATTCCATTGTAGTATCCAAATGAACTATAGCCTTCAACCGCATTCCAGCAGTATGCAATATTGTTACTACCACCAGAATACCAACCCGGCCCCTGTGAAACTATTGTTGAAGTTGGTTCAACTCTAAAAGGTTGTGCATGAGTTTCTCTCATACCAGAACTGTTTAATACCAATCTATAACCAGCACCGCCAGTACCGTCATTGTCTGGTGTATATACATCCCAATTATAGGTATTACCTTGAGCACCGTCATAGTCACCTTTTATTATAATACAGTCTGGTTTTTTGCCTAGTCCATGACCCCATGTCCAAGTACCAGAAGAAGGAACAGTATATTTTACTACAGAAAACCCAGCTGTTGTATTTGCTGAAACAGTAGAAGTTAATGAACCATCAGTATTACTAACAGCACTTCCCCCACCTTTCCATCCATACAACATATATCCGTTAGTACCGCTACCATTAATATTACCATCAGTTCCTATGGTTATACCAGTTGAGGTAAATGATTTAACTTGATTGGTTTCAGTCCCCTGTGTACCAGTACTATTACTTGTTAACGGTTTTTGGTTTCCCCTTATACTGTCAATCCACGCCCAACCGGCATTTGTTTCACTTCTTTTTGATATAATCAAATCTGGTTGAAACCCAAGATTAATTGCTCTGTTGTCAGAAGCATTTCCATCATATCTAACAATATTAAAATGTTCAGATGGAACGATTGTTGGGTTTGGAACATTAGCATCACAAATTGACAAATACCCAGTTGGAGGCGCATATTGGAATTTTCCAAAACCATTTCCGTCTGTATGACCAGCACCACTATTTGATGTTACATTAACTCCTTGGCCAAAGTTAAATTCGGTTGATGACCCTCTTCCAGATACACCTTCATCATTTTTGAAGTAAGGGACAAAACGATCAGTTGTAGAGTTAAAGTCATAAGAAAAATTTGTGCCTATTTGAGCACCATTTTTATATACCACGAAAGTTCCGTTATCTAGATCTGCACCAAAAGCATACCAATCATTTGCAGAAGGATAACCAGTGCTACCGCCACTACCAATAGTTTGCGTTCCGGCACTAGGAGCAGATGATATATTATTTCCGTTTGCACTACCGTTATGGGAATATTGCCATCTGACTAATTCTCTTGCACCTGTTGTATTAAACCCAAATTCATTACCAGCTCCACCAGAACTTGTAGTACAGAGTTCTAATAGTTTTACTTCATACCACCATTTACCAGTTTTAGGTAACAATCTTGACGCACAACATTGTGTCTGAGTTGCGCCAGTATCATTAGTAGAAATTTTTAATCCACCGTTATCAAAGTCCCAACCACTATAATCTCTAGACATTTCATTCATAATAGGGAAGTCGTTGTCGGGGCTTGCAATCAATCCATATGCATTAGCACCAGAAACCGTAAAGTCATTCGGTGAACCACTTCTGTCAGCAGCTTTATAATCACGGCCTAAAGTAGTAAGAGAAGTATCATCTTGGAAAGATAGATAGTATCCATTATTACCAAAATTACCAATAGCAGTCCTTACCGCATCAGCTGATTTTGCTCTCCATCTTCCTGTAGTTGCGTCAGCTTCAGCAAATGCACTTGCCGCTAAATCCTGTCCATCAACAAAATACATTTCTGCATAGTGGTGGTCACCAGATTGAGAACCATCTCTGGCAGCGTTGATTATATTAATATTACCGTTTGTTCCACCTGTGAAGAATGTTGAAGCAAGTGAGCTCCCAGTTAAATAATCAAGGCTAGGAGAAGTATCCCATTCCATCTCATCTCCGTTCATATAAACACGAAGTTTGTTTGCGGAACTATTTCCCATTTCAAGTCTCATAACAAAATGATACCATTGAGAGTCCATTAACTTTTTCTTAGAAAAAAGGTTTAGTCCATCACTACCACCATCATGCATAGAAATTCTAAAAGTCGCTCCACCGTTATCATCATTAAATCTTATCTGAATATATCCGTCAGAACTAGTCTGTGAACCTAGACTCCAAACTTGATGGATGCCAGTATCATTATCACCTCGCTTTAACCAAAATGACAAAGTGAATTTGGTAAGGTTTGTTGCACCTGTTGTTGTTCTTGAATAGTATGCCATTTGTTTTTAATCTCCGATAATGATTGAGTGACCAATAGCGTAGTTTACCGTGATACTAAACGATCTTTCACTTGTTTGGTTTTCTGCATCTGTAGCAACAATAATAAAGGTTGTAGTTGTTTGTGATGATACTGCTGAAGCAGAACCACTAATAACCCCTGTTGTTGCATTAATTGATAGCCCTGGCGGTAATGCATTTCCAGTTTTAAGAGCAAAACTTGCAATTGCAGAACCATCTTCAGTGGCAGCAATTGTAAAGTTAGCAATCGATCCAGCATCCATAGTTCCCAATGAACCAGATGCAGTTGAAAACACTGGTAATCCATCAATTGTAACACCACTTTCTAATGATGCAGCAAGTCCAGAAGGATTTGCTACATTAACATCATAAGCACCTTCTGCACTCATACCAGAAGCAATTACTGCTGTAAGAGTTGTTGCGTTTGTTCGTGTAACAGTTGGTGATACATAGTTTGTTCCTCCACCAGAAATAAATTTTACTGTTGCACCAGATTTGAACCCTGTACCAGTAATTGTAATTACATCACCAGCACTAGCAGCTGTTTGTGAACTTGGATATGCAATACTAGAAACTATAGGAGCAGGTTCAATACCAACCCATCCAGAAGAACTATATTGTTCTAAAACATCAACAGTTGTATTATATCGAAGCATACCTGTTACACCAGAAGTTCTTTGTGCAGTAGTTCCCCTTGCAACTTGAGTGTGTCCTGTTCCAGAGTCCGTAATGTTAGGCCCGAGTTTTGCAGCTGTTACTGCATCATCTGCTAATTTAGCGGTACTAATGCCCCCATCAGCAATTGAACTTAGTTTGAATCTAGTTAATGGCATATCATTCTTTTCCTTTTAACATCTTCTGTAGTTCTGCTGTACTTCCTACGAACAATGCGTTAGTTACATTTTTAGGTGCAGAGTTTGGTACTTCTTTTAGTTTCTTCATCTTACCCTGTAAGTCCCCAAGTTTCTCAGTCACTTCTGCGACCTGTTTAATTAAGTTCCCAGCAACCTCATAGGTTCTAGGATGTTCTGATTCTCTTGCAAGGTCTAGGATACCGTCAATTGCATCTTGTCCTCTTTCAATCAGATTATAAAAGTTTTCTCTCTGATATTTATAATCATTATCTACATCTTCTTCATTCATTTTTGTTTCGGGAACAAGTACAGGTTTAGGTGGAGATACAACTCTCATTGCATTCTCTACTGGGTCTGCTACTCCTAAAACATTATCTAAAATATCAGTTTGTGACATGTCATACCTATGGGGCAGTCGGCCACGTTACATCATCAAGTGATGTTGCATCATCTGTGATATCACGAAGTGCTTGTCTATAAGCAGTCTGTGCAGATGTCATAGTCAAGTCTGAACTTGCCCACCAATCTGTTGCAGCAATCAATCTGTCTCGTTCAGCACGAAGTGCTTTCAAAGGTTCTGCCGCAGTCAACTCTGACTGTTTAGTTTCTACTTGTGTCCAAGTAACTTCCCAATCAGCAGAATTATCTGATTCGATTGCAGAACCATCATCAGTTGAACCTGTTACCTTACGGAACATAGATGCAAATTCTTCTGCGTTTGTTGGTTCGCCTCTAAGAACCCATTCGTTGACTCCAAGAGCACCTAGTGCGTCTGATACTGTTGCCATTATTTTTTCTCCTGTTTATTCATTTTATTGTGCGATTTCCATAACTGTCATACGCATAAATCCCCAATCAGCCGCAATCCGTACTGAAGTGCCACTATGTGATTTAGCCCAAAATTGATAACTAATTTGTGAGGTTGTATTTGGTGTGTCTAAAAGCGAAGTGTATTCACAGTGGTGTGTACTACCTTGTCCAGCTATTCCATTATAACTAATTTGTTCATCACCACATGAGGTTGCAGTAGCACCTCCAATTGATTTATATATATTTACTTGTACACCATCTGAAGCTTCACCATTAAGATTAGCATTCCATTGAACTGATACAAGAAACTTACTTGTTTGAAATTTTGGGGTAATTAACTGAGATAAGTTCGTAGCAGCAATAGTTGTACTACTAGTAGTAAACGAAGTTGCAGTTGCGGATTCTAATACTTGAACTACACTTCCTGGCGAATAAACACCAGCTGGAACTGATAAACTCTTACCAGATGCAAGTGAGACTGTGTTACCTGTCTCTGCGGTGATTGTGTTAACTGCTAAAGTACTCATTGTGCAATCTCCATAAGGGTCATAGAAGCAGAGGTGCTGTGGTGCATAGGCGTAATACTGGTAGCCTGTTCCGCCCTTGAATACCATTTATACTCAACAGCATTCGTAGTGCCAGGACTGTCCGACCATGTAATACTACACTCCGTCCAGAAAGTTCCTGTGCCTACACCTTTAAACGCTAAACCATAAGTAGCACCGCCTGATAAGTCTATAGCAGTCCCACCAATAGTCCTATAAATTGTATTTTCTATCTGGCCTGCAACGTCATGTTGCATACCAATCATTGCTTGAATGAGTATCTTGCTATTAGAAAATTTAGGTGTGATTGTAGCGCCAGGCAGTACACTGCTTGTGACATATGAAGTTGAAGATGTTGTAAATCCACTGTTACTGTTATCTGCATATGTAACAACCTGTACAACATGGCCTGGAATATGGATTGTACTTGCACTTGCTGCCCCTACAATGTTATCTACTGTTAATGTTGATGCCATTCTCTATCTCCTATACAATTGTCAAGTTACCACTAACAGTGAGAGTGATATTGTTTGCGACTGTCAACGGGCCTGCTGCAAGAGCATTGTCCGTTGATGCGATTGTTACGTTTGTGTTTAATTCTTGTTCGTGAACTCTGAAGATGTGTCCTTTATTAGAGGTTGCACCACCAGTAGTTTCTCCTTGAAAGTATCCACCGCCAGCATCTAAGTTGGTGACTGTCTTACCAGCAAAATCCAGTGACGAAGCAAGTTTTGCCATTGTTACTGCACCGTTTGTGATTTCAGCAGTTGTTATTGAGTTATCTGCTAAATCTTCTGCAGCGATAACATCTACTCCGATACTTCTTGATATGATTTTTCTAATTGCCATTTTTTATTCCTTATAGTACACTTACTAGATGTCCACTGATGATAGTTTCTTCACCAAGACTACCACCATTAACAGTTGGGCTGCCACCCCTACCCCACGCCCATGCTTCTATATAGTCTGAACTTCCATTCATCTGAACCATTGTAGAACCAGAAACGCCATAGTCATCTAAGTGAACTTGTGAGTGGTACATTTTTGCCATAATTCTAATTGCAACATTGTTTTTACGAAGAACAGAAATTGTTGCTTGGTTAGTACCACTACCAAAATACAAACATAAGTTTATCTGATAAACACCAGCAATGTTTGGTTGAAATTTACTATTTGCTAAATCAAAATGTCCAGCGGTATCGTAACTTTCAGCATTGAAAGTAATCTTTGACCAAGTTTGGTCAGTAATAGCTTGAGATGAATTTTTAATAACCTCAAAACATGGAATATTTGGTAAAACCAACCCACTTGAATTGATAGTCGCAGCGGATGTACCACCAGTGTGTTGTATTTCATTTACTTTTAATATACTTGCCATATTGTTTTCCTAATTCTTTGTATTATTTATACGTCTTGTCCACTGGATGGGTCAAAAGTTTTTGCATCTTCATAGAAACTTGTAGTCTCATTGAACCCAAAATCACCATCATCTACATCCCAATCAGAAGGAGAAACGTCCTCTGGTTTCGGTGTCGCAGAATATCTCTGTTCTCTCTTAGGAGAGTTCACTGGCATATCTGTATATTGGTCAACCTGTACACTACGAATAATATTCTGTGAACTTACAGGGCCATATAGATAATACTTTGCAGAGAAACTTAGTGTGTAGATAATTGCTCTACGACTTGAGAAGTCTCCCTCATAATCATCTTCATATTGAATTCCAGTTAATGTTACAGGAATATCTCTAACAATATCTAACTCTGGTACTTCCCTCAAAGTAACTGTGTACTCTGGTTGGAAGTAAGGTAGCATTTGCTCTAGAATCTGTAGTGCATCATCTGAATTTTTACTCATAATGTATAATTCA